ATGGATCATACTTTAACAAGAGATGAAAGCAAACTCCTTATGGAGTTGTTAAATTTGCCTATGGAACAATATGGCAATTTTCCTCTTATGAGAAAAGCTTTTTTGCAGAAATGCAAAATTTTACATCCTGACAAAGGAGGAGATCAGGAGACTGCTAAGATGTTGATTAGCTTGTATAAAAGATTGGAAGCAGAAGTGCAAAGCCTAAATACAGATGATTGTTTCACAACTGATCAGGTTTGTGAAATTTCTAACATGATTTTTTTAAAAGATTGGCGTACATGCCGCATGGGGTCTGTGAAGTGTACTTGCCTTTTTTGCCTTTTAAAGAGAGAACATAAGCAGCAACTTATTGGCAGACCTAAAGTGTGGGGAACTTGCTATTGCTTTAACTGCTACATTTTGTGGTTTGGATTGGAGCATACATATGACATCTTTTTGTCATGGAAGGCACTGATTGCAATCACACCATTTAGAAACTTAAATATTTAAGGTAAGCTTTGTTTTTCAGATTCCTACTTATGGGACAGAGGAATGGGATCAATGGTGGCAGCACTTTAACAAAGATTTTGACCTGTTTTGCAATGAAACTTTTACCAGATCATCTGAGGAAGAAGACGAGGAAGGACAAAAAAGAAAATATTCAGATTCTGAGGAAGGATGTTCCCAAGCCACTCCACCAAAAAAAAAAAAAACGTCTTCAGCCCAAAAAGATATGCCAGAACAACTAAAAAGTTTTTTAAGTAATGCTATTCTAAGCAATAAAACTATCAATAGCTTTTTAATCTATACAACTTTAGAAAAAAGTGGATATCTGTATTGTAAGCTGTTAGAGAAATTTAAGCCAACTTTTATTAGTAGACATAAATTTGATATGGAGGGTTTACTGTTTGTAATTACTCCTACAAAACATAGAGTTTCTGCAATATCTAATTTTTGTCATAATTTATGTAGTGTTAGCTTTGTATTAGTAAAAGGAGTAATCAAAGAATTTAATTGTTACTGTGCTCTTTGCATTGAACCTTTTAGTTTACTGTCAGAAAATATTCCAGGAGGGTTAAGCTCTGACTATTTTGATGCTCCTGTTGAACCCAATAAAAATGTGAGCTGGAAATTAGTTGCTAATTATGCTTTAGATATTATGTGTGATGATATTTTTTTACTTATGGGTTTATATAAAGAATTTGCATTTAATCCCACTGCATGTGAAAAATGTGATGCTAAACTGATTCCTGATCACTATAAGTACCATAAAGATCATTATGACAATGCTCTGTTGTTTGATGAATGTAAAAATCAAAAGCCTATTTGTCAGCAAGCAGTTGATGGAGTAATTGCTTTTAGAAGGGTTGAAACCTCTCAACTAACCAGAAAGCAACAATTGACAAAAAGATTTTTAAAACACTTCAAAAAAATGGATGATATATTTGCTGCAAAATCTGAGGTCACAATTGAAAACTATTTAGCTGGTGTATGCTGGTTTGAATATTTGTTACCTGCAATTGATATGAAAAATTTTATTTTAGAATATTTAGATTGTGTTGTTGCTAATATTCCTAAAAGGAGATATTGGTGTTTTACTGGACCAGTAAATACAGGAAAAACCACATTAGCTGCAGCATTGCTGGATTTATGTGGTGGTAAATCACTAAATGTGAATATGCCTTTTGATAAGCTGAACTTTGAATTAGGAGTAGCTATAGATCAATTTACTGTTGTATTTGAGGATGTAAAAGGTCAAACCACAGAAAATCAAAAACTGCCTACAGGGCAAGGAATTAGTAATCTAGATCATCTCAGAGACTACCTAGATGGAGCTGTAAAAGTCAACCTTGAAAAAAAGCATTTGAATAAAAAAACTCAAATATTTCCTCCAGGCCTTGTAACAGCAAATGAGTATAAGTTTCCTGTAACATTAAAGGTTAGATTTGTAAAAATGATTAAATTCATTTACCAGTCACACTTGAGTAAATCCTTAAAGTATACAGAAAGCCTTGCAAAGCATAGAATTTTGCAGAGTGGCCTCACTTTGTTAATTTTACTTATTTTTCATTGTGAAGCTACTGATTTTGTAGCAGAATTGCAGCCTTTGGTAACCAAATGGAAACAATATATAAATGATGAGGTCAGCTGGAGCAGATATCAAGAAATGAAAGAAAATGTTTTAAAGGGTATAAATATCCTCACAAAGCATGAGGACAGTGGAATTTTTACCCAGTCACAAAGTCAAAGTCAAGACACACAATGTACTGTATAAACTGTAGCTTCCTTTTATTATAATTTCAATAAAACATGTTTAATTTATGGGAATGATTGTTTTTTCCTGTCCAAACTGACTTCTGTATCTTATTAAGTCTGGGTCCCCGGGTAGCTTTTCAACCCCTTCAAAAATTTTAACTTCTTCCACTTGTTTGGTCATGTCTTGTCCCTGCACACTTGGGCCCAACTGGCTGAACAAAGTACTCAGCAAAGTACTGACAGGGTATGGATTCCTCACAAGTCTCTTTCTCATTGTTAATTTAAAATATCTGGGAAAACCCCTGAATCTATACTGCCCATCAGGTTGTACTTGAAATCCAGTAATATCTGCAGAAGCAATAAACACTTGGTCTCCCTTACACAGAGGTCCTACCCCATTCTCATTCAGCAATATTGTAGTCACTGTATTAGTGAATGTATACACTGGGGGAGTATTAAGACCCCCTGTGTAACTGCCAAAATATCTGACATTTTCATTCTTAGTGGGGTCTGGATGCCAAGCTTCCACAGGAAAGGAACCATCAGTGGTGAGCTTTAGAGTCTTTAGATTTGGATCCCACACCTGTGCACTTGCAGGAGAGCCTGGCAAGAAAGCTGTATTTTCTGGATATTCAGCTTTGCTGTTAGTAACTATATATTTCATATCTAGGGGCTCTCCTCCTACAGCAAAAAAATGGAAATTCATTCCCACAACTGGCATGGCAGGGGCTTGCTCTGACTCTCTTTTTGCAAATGAATGCACAGCACACAATGTACCAATACCCACAACTTCAGTTTTCACACTGATACATTCCCACATCAAAATATTTTCACAAGTTAAGTCATCATTTAGCATAGGCAGTTCAATTTTTGCCACAGAATAACAGGGCAGCTGATCTCTGGGTGGTTTGTCTTCCTCTTTGCTTTTGGCAACAGTGATGTTTCCACTGAATCCATAATAGTCATCTGTTGGCTCTAAACCCATGCGAGGGTTTAAAATTGCTTCAACCTCTGTTATACTATCTGGTCCAGTTCTAAGGCCTAGTACTTCTATTCCACCAGAAATGATAAGTTTGGGTACTTCACTTGGACTTTTTACGCTTCTTTTTTTGGGGGGCATCTTCCTCTTCTTCTAGATCTTCTAAAGTTGACTCCCAACTAGGGGAAATATCACCATAAAGGCCTAAAAGAAGAGGGAGAAGCCAGTCATGAGCCACTCTTTGATTAGCACCACCAGGAGCTTCAGCTTTTTCCACATATTCAGCTGTTTGTATTGTATCATGAAAGGTTAGTCTATCAGGAATTGTGCCTCCTATTCTTCTTTGTAATTGTCTTACTTGAATTGGGTTTAGAGGAGGCAATTCCTGATAGTAATTTTGCAGACTTTGATAGATATTTCTTGGCAAAAGAGAGACAGCCCACCTAGCAGTTTCAAAATATCTAGCTAAAACATCAGAAACAGATGTAACAGCAGTTACAGCTAATTCTCTAGATGTTTCTCTCAGTTCATGTTCTATTAAATTTTGTCCATATCTTTGTGCTGTTTGCCAGAAATATCTTCCAACTGCTTGAAACAAATCTGTGGCCCATTGAGCAGGATCTATGTAGTTAACAAATCTAACAAAGGGCCTCACACCAGGAAAGTCCAAATCAAGATCAGGTATCCAAACTTGTAAAGCCATATTAGTATTTAGATTTGCTAATGGAGTTGAATGATCATAAGTATATGGGTAGAGAGCAGCAGCAACCGCAGCACCAACAGTTAAAGATCCAGTAGCAGTTAATTCTGTGGCAGCTAAAGCAGCAAAGGCCTGCGGGAAAGTTGAGGTAATTGATGTCAAAGCAGCATAAGCTTCAGCTGTAACTTCTGTGGCAGCTAATGCTTCAGCTTCTGTTAGGCCTCCAACTGTCACAAGATTGGCAATGTGGGCCTGTAGCAGTTCAGCAGTAGTAAAAGCTTCCCCACTTAAAATAGCATCCACAGACAATCCTGTCACAGAGGCTAATTCAAAGACTTCAGCTAACACGGCCAATACAGCTCCCATACCTATAAATTTAAATAAAAATTTGTTACCTTTTTAAATAAGCGCGGCCTGCAGTTTTTCTGTTACGGAGATGAGGCTCTCTGCCAGCAAAAGGTCATTTCTGATGGAACTACAGCCAAAACACTCACAGTCCTCCAGTGGCCCATCTGGGATGTCTGCCAAGAGCTGTGTAGTGTTTATGTTTGTAGAGGGGGAGGGCTGGGCCGGTTGGGCCGGGCCGGGAGAGGCGGGGCTGACCGCGACCGCTTCCTGCTTTTCTGGCCCGTGCAGGTCATGGCACGTAACTGGGCCTTGGGCCAGAGGCTTCTGGCAACTTTCCAAAAGCCTTGATTTTTTTGTAAAGTATGTAATTTTTAGTGATTTTAGGGCATTACAGTGTCTAAGCCTTTCTTTCATTCTTTTAATAAAGGTAAGTACTTTTTGCTGCAGAACACACAGTTCCCAATTAATATGACTTAAAAATTCCTTTTCTGATTCTTCAAATTCTTCTTGTTGTACCAGTTGGAGCACATCCTCCAGCAAGGTTAATACTTCACTAAGGAAGCTATCCCCTCCTTGCCAAGTATTATAAACACGTAGCAACAACCGGATAGACTGCCAAAATAACTTGACCTTCCCCATTTTTTTCTTTCTATATAAGAGGCTTGCAGCCTCGGCCTCCTACCTTTTTCAGCAAAAAGGAGAGAGGCTTTTTGGGGGCCTGCGCAGCGGACCTACAATAAAGCAGAAA